TTTTGAGAGAATAAGAAGATTTCAGACATATGGTACTTTTGCATGTGTTTTAACTGGATCTTTCTTATATGCTAGAGGATATAATAAATGTGTTGGAGCTATGCCAATTGTTTGGTTAGGTTCCCAAATGTTAATTTCCTCTGGAGTAAAGAAATATGTTCGTGCTCAGTTAATGAGAAGAACTGATACTTGTTCTCCAATTATTAAAAAGGTTAAACAGGATTATGGCGTTAGAATTGTTCAAGGATGTGCAGCTTTAGGAGCTCTGATGTTGATTAGGTCTGCTTATAAGAAATATGTGGGTGTTGAACCACATGGGAATATTGTTGATCCCACTAAGGAGGATGTTGAAAAACGCGATAGTGAAGAGAATCCGTGGGCTAATTTAATTAGAAGACCAGCGGATCATTCTGAAGTTGCTAAAACTACAACAGTTCCTCAAATGCAAACATTAATCAATAAGAATTTGATGTATGTGTCTATTGAATATGATGATTGTATAGGTAAAGCTTGTGTGTTATTTTTACGTACTAATTATTTTGTTTTACCTTATCATTATATCAATAAACAATCCACCTTTAATGCGACATTTTATAAAGAGAATGCTACTAGTGTGGGTGGTTCCTTTCGAGAGAGAGTTGAGCCTACTAATACATATCGCATTCCTAATACTGATCTTTGTATAATTTATTGTGCAACTGGTGGATCATTTAAAGATTTAACACCTTATTTGATTAATGAGTGTCCATATCAACATTCCTTCAAAATGATGTATAGATATAAGAGTGGCCAATTACAATTAGGCGAAGGCCTAGCAGAGAATCGAATGGTTAATAATGATTTTTGCAGATTTAATGGTTTATTATATAAAAATCTGTCATTTGATACATTTGAAGGACTCTGTGGTGCTGTTCTCTATACATGTGGTCATACCCCATCCATAACAGGTTTTCATGTTGGAGGTATAACTGGTAAACCATATGGATGTGCTGCTAGGTTGTCAAAGAAAGAATGGGAGATAGCTTTTGAACATTTTAAAGGTAAAAATTTCACCGTCCAAACTGGCTGTGAGGGAACATTTAGAGAAATTGTTTTAGGTAAGAAAATTATGAGCGATTCTCAAGATGTACCTGTAAAATCTCCAATGAATTTTTTACCAAAGAATACTACGTTTGAATATAGAGGACGATGTATTGGTGCTATTACTCCCCATAGTGATGTTGTTTGTACACCTATTATTAAGCATACTGAAGAGTTACTTGGACCAAATCCTTATAGAGCTCCAAAAATGAAACCAGAATGGTGGCCTTGGCAGCAGTGTTTAGCTAATATGGCTATACCCTCAGAATCTTTACCTTATGATTTAGTTGAGAGATCAGCTGAAAATTATATACAGCCCTTGATTAAGAAAATCAAGAGGCCTGAGTGGAGGTGTATGAAACCTCTAGAGGATAAAGAAAATTTATTGGGTATAAAGGGTGTCAGATTTATTGATGCTATTAAGAAGAATACTGCTATTGGTGCGCCATTAACAGGTGCTAAGTCAAATTATATGACTCAAATTGCCCCGACAGAAGATTATCCAGATAATTTTGTTTTAGATGATGAAATTATGAAGGAAATTGAATATTATGAGTCGGAATATAGGCAAGGACGTAGAGTTTATAGTTTGATTAAAGCAACAACTAAAGATGAGGTGCATACTAAAGAGAAATGTCGAATATTTTATGTTAATAATATTGCTTTAACTTGGATGATTAGGAAGTACTATTTACCTATAATCCGATTTTTGCAAATGCATCCGACATTATCAGAGTGCGCCGTAGGAGTTAATGCTGAAAGTAAAGAATGGGAACAATTGGATGAATTTATGAAATTCTTCCCCAATTTAGTGGGGGGAGATTATAGTAAATATGATCAAAATATTCCTGTTCAACTTCTTTTAACTGGTTTTAAGATTCTGTCTAGACTTGCTGGTTATTGTAATTACACAGCAGAAAATCTGTTTGTGATGCAAGTCTTAGCTTCTGATGTTGCTTATGCATATATTATGTTTAATGGCGATTTGATTGTTCTTATTAGTGGATCGCACATCAGTGGAAATTCTATTACTGTTATTATTAATGGTATTGTTGGTGCCTTGAACTTGCGTTGTGTATTTTATCATAATAATCCACATTTGAAAGATTATAGGAAACATTGTAATATAATGACCTATGGTGATGATAATGGTGGATCGTTTAACAACGGTATAAAGTTTGGTATCAAAACGATACATGAATTTCTTAAGAAGTATGGACAGACATATACTATGCCAGATAAAGAATCTGAATTAGTTGAAGTAATAGCTCCTGACCAATTTGAGTTTTTAAAGAGAAAAACAGTCTACGTTCCTGAAATAGATTGTAAAGTTGGTGCTTTAAGTGAAAAATCTATGACTAAGGATTTGTATATGCGAATTCCATCTAAAACAGCCGATTTATCTGATGATCAATTGATGGCTATGAATATTGATGGTGTTATTCGTAATGCATTTTTCCATGGTCGTGAGAAATATGATCACTGGCGTTCTCTTATGAAAACTCTTGCCGCAAAATCAGGTTTAACCAATAAGTGTACATTACTCAATTGTTCTTTTGATGAGAAAGTACATGATTGGAAGATGCGTTATGATCCTGTCTATGCGGCGAAATATACAAGTAGTGATGACGCATCATTAGATTCTATGGTTTTCATGACTATGTAAATCATAGATAGTAGTCCTCGGATATGACTATAAACTGTCCACCCCGTATGGC